TGATTGCCATCACCAACTTGCATATCAGCAATCGATGCAAATCTTTGTCCTGCTCCAACAACAACGTCCATGAGTTGGAGTAATGTTTGGTTTGGACCTTTAAACGGCAACGGCATGAAAGCGTCACTGAGGTTTCCTCCAGGGGCATCAACGTCACGGAACTCGCCCGGCTGCAACGGTTGAGCTTCGTCACGAACTCTGATGCCTCGCATCTTGAATCCGGCTGGTAAGTTTGACAAGGTGCCGGCGTCTAGTAATTGTCTAAGTGCTGCAGTTGCAGTTCTAGACAATCCGCCGATCATGTGGATTAGGCCAAATCCGTAGAAGCCTAGTCCTGGTAGGAATTTGAAATGCACAAAGAAATCTCTTCTCTTTTTTCTTGGATCTTGTGCGTCGAAGTTTCTTCGAATAGCAAGCACGGTCCCCGTTCCCTCATCAACGGTCACGATGTATGGCAACTTCAGCCCTGTTGGCTCGCCGTCTGTACCGATGTCGTTGAAGCCATCTAGATCTAAATCGCAATGTGCTTCGAGGAGCGTGTATATTTCATCTTGGCTCGTTGACGAACCGCTGATGTTATCTTTTTTCTCTTTGACTTCTGATGGGTTGTACAAGCTGTCAACCAAGTCAACATCTTTATAAAATCCTGACAGTTGATATTTCAAAACATCGTTGCCTGTCATTTTGATTGCATGAATAATAGACTCTGCATCATCGAGTGATGTTGCAGCGTATGGCACATACAAATCTTCTGCAGGCACATATTTAGAAACACAACGATTGAGTATAGAATCAAAATAAACTTTTTTAAATGTAGAGCCTGATAATGGTAAATTAAATAACATCTGGTCAAACTCTGGTTCGTATTCTTTCATCTCAACCATAAGTTGATAATTCATAAATTCTTTGACACGTTCTGATTGGTCTTCTTTTTCTTGACTGATCTTACCAATGATCTGTGTTCTTACCGGTCCTGATGCTGGTAATAATTCTTTGTATGCGAGCGCTTGGAATTGTGTAACAGCTTCAGCCAATACTGGGTGTGTTGCACCCGATGCACCTTGGAATGGCTCCGATCTGTTCTCGTATTTAAAACCTAATAGATCGAGTCCTTTGACGTATGTGTCCTCCCACTCTGATCTTGATGATTTGTAATCAGAGTAGCTATCCAAAACTTGTGAGCCAACTTCTTTTAAAACATCGTCGTCTAAAAACTCTGCTAAGTTTTCTTCGTGGTTCTGTCCACCTTGTGGAACAATAGCGCGTGGGTCAAAATTTATTTCTGCCCCGCCATCTTCTGTTCTTGTAATTTCTATCGGCTCTTGTGACTGCTGTGCCAGTTGCTCTTGTAGTTGCTCAAGCTCTTCTTTTTTACTTGGCACCGTGGCCGTTGTTCTAACATTAGGTAATGATTTTTCGATTGCCATTATTTTGCCTTCCTTTTAAATAGTGATCCAACTCCACCGCCTTGTGAGAACATGCCCATACCTTCTGCTATAGCCATGTCAATATTTTCTTCCGGTATATCTTTTGGGTCAACCCCTAATTGATCAGCAAGTATGGCTCTAACTTTTTCTCTCTCTACCAGTTTTTGAAGTTTCATTTTGTTTCGTTCATCGTAGCCCAGTTTGCCTGGTAGATCTTCCATCTCTCTAATCGTTGGTTGTTTTGGATCTGTGTCTTTTAATCTTTCTAAATCTGTTTTTGGATCTCTGATGACGCCTTTGATTTGTTTCTCATCACCTTTTCTCATCAACGACATCAACGCTTTCATAATGCCACCACCGAGTTGCATTCCAACACGACCACCCATGGCTTTCTTATCTGGTTTTTTAAATGGTATAACTTTAGCATCTTGAACCTCTTGCATTAGTTCACCAATGCCTTTGCCTATGTTTTTAGGATCAGCCATCAAATCTTCAACAGCTTTAAGGTCAGCTTGTTTTTGCTGATTGGCTTTTAGTGCGTCATCTAAACCTGCTTCAAATTTTGTAAATTCTAAAGCATCCATGTCTGGAATTTTTGATTGTTTTGCTATTTCTTCTATTTGTTTTCTAACCTCTGGTGATGGATCAACTCGATCGACAATATCCTCAAGAAGATCTAACTTCATCCCCATCTGTTCTCTGGTATCGATGTACGCCTCTAATGTTTCATCATCGTCTATCATTATTCTTTTAGGACTGTTTGGTGGATATGCTTCGTTAGCAGCATCAACCAACGCCTGTCTGGCTTCCTCCGGACTGGCCCCTGTTTTTTTAGCGTACTCTAAAATTTTTGTTTGAAGTGTGGGTGATGAAGCAGGACCCTCTAATCGTTCAATGTCTTTTAATATTTTTTGTAATACAGGAATCTGATTGTCTATTTTTTCTGTGCCTTGTTCAACACGCTTTTGCATGTCAACCAACATTTCTGTTATTTCAGTTTTCTCTGCTATAGCCAGTCTGCTGGGCAAAAGTTTATCAAGTATGCTTTTTATTAACGATCTAAATAATCCCATTAATAGTACGTCCTTTGTTGCTGTGGCAACTCCTCATCCTCGTAGTCGTCTGGGTGATCTATGAAGCCACCTTGTCTAAATCTCATTACGGCTTGAGTCATGCTATCCACTAAGTCATCGTGTTCACCAAGTGGGAATGCAGCGCACTCCTCTATAACCTCTTCAGCGAACTTTGTATCTGGTGCCCAGATTTGCCCTGCTTCGAAAAGCGGTGCAACAGAGTTCACTCTAGTATGTTTATCATTTCCCTTGCTAGGTGTAAAGTTAATAACTGGTATACCTAACTTGCGCATTTCATAGGTTAATGGCAGTCCTGAGGCTTTGGCCTCAACAATCACCGTCTCCGGTTTCCAATAATCGTATTGTTCTTTTGCAACACGTCTGAGCTCTGGAAACTCAAATCTGTCTTTCACAGCATCAACCAAGATAAGCTGCGGTCCGCTGTCCTCGTCTGGTTCAAAGACGCCCCATGTTGTAATAGCAGAATAATCCGACGTTTCTTTCTTCATAAACGCCGTGTCGTAGGACTGTATAACATGCATCAACGGTGGTATTTCATCTTTTTCCCACACGTTCCACCACTCACGTTTGATGATACTGCCCTCTTCTGCTGTCGGATTCTGTTGGTATTGTGCATTCCATTTTTGTATACTTACGGATGCTTTTACCGATTCTAGTTCTTCTAGCTTCCAATACCCAGGCCAAACTGGACTCCCTGACGGTAAGATTGCAGGAAACTCGATTACCTCCCATTGATCTGCCTTTGGTTCTTTTTGTGCTCTCTGTAGTTTACCTGTTAAGTCTGCTACATTCCATCTAGTCATCACAACAATAATACGACCACCAGGTTGCAAACGTTGTCGTGGACCTGACGTATACCATTCGTACACACGATCGAATGATGCGATGTTCATCGCATCTTGTTCTGAGTGTGGGTCGTCAATGATGAGTAGATCTGCACCACGGCCGGTGATCGATCCGCCGACACCAGCTGCGTAGTATTCACCGCCTTGATCCGTTTCCCATTTACCTGCTGCTTTGGAGTCTTCTCGTAATCTTGTGTTAAATATTTTTTGATATTCTTCAGTGTCGATGAGTGACTTAGCTTTACGACCAAACCTCACGGCTAACTCAGCGTTGTTCGTGGCTTGAATTATTTTTAAGTTTGGTTGTTTACCAATCATCCAAGCAGGTAAGAAGTTAGATGCAAACTCTGACTTGGTGTGTCTCGGTGCCATATTAATTATTAATCTTTTTATTTCACCCGATGCAACTTTGTTAAACTTGTCAGACATAATCTTGTGGTGCTCACCCTCTATAAAGTCTGGCCACATGTATTTTACAAAAGATAAAAAGTCGTCACGTATCTCTTGATCTTTTTTCTTTTCATCGTGCAACAACATCGCACGCAGATATTCTTTTTTTGCATCTGTTGGTAGGTTTGCGATTTGTTCTGGAGTTAGCATTTGAAAAAAATTTTGAAAAATTTTTGCACCTTTGTGTTTTAGTGTGAAAACGATTTTAAGCCATGTGAATTTATAAATCAAGCTATATGTAGTACATATGTGGGACCCCTATACAATATCTGGGGGTGGGTGGGCCCGTAGGCAACAAGCTTGGAAATTGGTTTGGGACCCCTCGCAGTTTAGAATGGTTCTAAGGTGGGGGCATTGGGGGTTTTACAGATATGACTACCATACCCCCAACACTCTAATTCACTAGAGAGAAGCCACTTGCAGTTGCCTCGACAACTACAAGTTCTGGCTCGTTATCGTCTAGCTTTATGTTGTTCATAGCTTGTGATAGTCTTGTCTTGGTCTGTTCACTTACTATGGACAATTCCTTGCCTATGTCAGAGTTCTCAAAGTTTACGCAGTCTCTAACATTAGTCCAATACTGTTCTATATCGCCTAAGAATTTAGCTTGGTCGATAATAGAGTTCATATCAGTTATTAACTCGTATTTTGTTTTCCACAACTCTCGGTGTGCGTTAAGCAATCCTGATCTGGCTTTCTCAAATTGTTTAAGCATTAGCCAATCCGTTTCGCTTTCCAACATCATACACCTAGAATGACATGAGCCATGCACTACTACTTTACGATACTTACCGAAGTCGCTATCCGTATAACTTGGACTATGTTCAGTCCACCCATAGTTCCTACCTTCCATAAATAAAGGAAAGTCCTCGCCATGTCCGTTGCTAGTAGCAACTGATTTTAAGTCGTGGGACATATCAGACTTTAGTTTGTGAAAGTGTGGATTTTCTTGTCTTTGGGTTTCATCATACTCAACTTTAATCGTGGCTTGGTGTCCTCTCGATTGTAAGTCCTGATGATACAATGCCAAGTATTCGTCAATGTCCATAGTAAAACTAAATTGTTGTTCACTTATGTCTGCGAATTGTGGCTTAAAGTAAAAACAACTATCCGTATCAGTAAAGCGATTATAACCAGAGTTACTACTATATCTTTGTAACACTTTCATATCTGCCATTGGAAAGTTCTTTTCCACTTGTGGTGTGATAACATTATCCCAAGCCATATCTCTTACCTCTCGGTATTCTTGTTGAGCCGATTTTAAATCTTCCTCAACTTGCATTGGCATATTGTTATAGACAGTATGTTGCCATTCTTTTTTTAGCAACTGTCTTTTGTTTGCGTTTAGTCTTATCTTTTCCATATTAATCCTTTCTGTTATGGTTTTCTTCTTGTATCACATTTTGTGATATGTTGTCTACTAAAATAGCAAAAGCCTCTTTATTTTTTCTGAGCCACTCAGTCATACAACTGAGGCTATGAAACCGCGCATATTCTAGCTTATCTTCATCGCTGGTCCTCCAGCCAAACTGAGGGTAAGAGTAGTAAGACTTTGGATAATACTTCTTACCGCAGTTCTTGCAAAATCTGGCGGTACTCATTGTACCGCCTTGCTTGTTGGGTGTTTAGCAACTCGCCCTGTAACATTAAATACATTTACAAAAGTTCTGTATCCAACTATTTCTGTTTCGTCTAAGTCCATAGCTAAAACAGTAAAAGCTATTTTGCCATCTTTGGTTTCCCAAATTTTAGACTGCTCGTCCCAATAACATCTTCTGTGTTCTATTTGGTCTCGCTTTTTGCAGAAGTGGCAAATATAAAAATGATCTGCCTCTTTTAATGCCTCGATTACCTTTGTTTGGTTTTCGATTATTTCGTCTAAGTATTTTTGTAACATAGTCATATCCTTTCTTTGATTTAAAAAAGTTTCTCATATTCGGTTGACATTGTCAAATAAAATCCCATATAATTATTTATGTTTATTTTTATAATAATTGGTTGGCTGGTCCTGGCTTGGTTCGCGATCAGTGCAACCTGGGAAATACATTAGGCTCCGGGCTGCGGGGCCAAGCCGCAAGCAACAAGCGCAAAAAAGATTTGACAGGAGGACCAGCTGTGGTATCATCCCATATAATCTAAAGAAAGGAATAAAATGAAAATAGATCAAATATATATAAGAGACTCAGAGGCTGCCTTTGAGAACGCTATTAAAAAAGGTCATGGCCACGTGAAGGATACTCACATGTACATGTATACAAAATATGGAAATGGTAAACCTTACGACGTCTTCAAACACATCATGACAAGAAGACATGAAACAGTGGAGGTTGAACCCGATGCGTAAACCAGCTGCCCCGGATCACCATGTCCGGGGCGTGGTCCATGGCTACTGGGTACAGCAGCGCCAACTCAGGGGCAAGCGGCAAGCCTCAAGCGACAAGCAACAAGTTAAATACTTGACAGGCCGGGCAAGGTATGGGATAAAGTGATATGAATATACAAGAAAGAAAAAAGATTACAGGCGGGCTCTCGAAGCCGTCGAAGATGCCAGGATACGCATACAACCTGCCCGCGATCCATTGCAAGACTGGCAGCAAGCTGGCGCAGGTCCCGGGGACCACGTGCCACGGCTGTTACGCACTGAAGGGCCGCTACCGGTTCCCGAACGTCATGGACGCCATGATGAAGAGACTCGCAAGCATTCACCGGCCCGACTGGGCGCGGACCATGGCCGCGGACATCAACGCCCGCCGGTCCCGCTGGTTCAGGTGGCATGACTCCGGCGACGTGCAATCGGTGAAGCACCTACTAAAAATATTCCAGGTCTGTCGCATGACGCCAGACGTGGCGCACTGGCTGCCCACACGGGA